TCAGGCAGTTCCCGCCGTACTATCCGCGGCGGGCAGGGCAGAGTTGAAATAATCGTCCAGTTTGCCGCTTACTTTCAGGCCGTCTTCGGCTTCCAAGTGGGTGTAGATCCGTGCGGTCATCTCAATGCTGGCGTGGCCAAGCAGCTGCTGGGCGGTGCGCAGATCCACACCGGCGTGGTACAGGCAGGTGGCATAGCTGTGGCGCAGCATGTGGGCGTGCACCGGCAGCAGTGACACCCCCGCCACATAATAGACCCACATCTTTTTATAGGCTGACTGCGTCATCACGCCGCCGTCAGCTTTGGTCACAACGTGCTCCCCCAGCTGCGGGGTGGCATCCAGAATCGCCCGCAGCTTGGCGGGCACCGGCACCAGGCGGTGGGAAGCCGCGTTTTTCAGTTCCATACTGGGGTCTGGCTGGTTGCCGCCCGCAAAAGTCACGGCCCGGCTAATAACCAGTGCCGCCGGACCAATATCCCGCCATTGCAGGCCCAGGGCTTCCTCTTTGCGCAGGCCGCAGTAGTAGCACAGCGCGCAAAATACTTTGGCCCGCGGCTCCGCAATAGAGGACAACAGTTCCTCCGCTTCGTCCTGCGTCAGGTATTTCTTCTGCTTGGGGCGGGCATGGGCGGTAATGCGGATGCCGTCGGTGGGGTCATCGCGGATCAGGTGGTTTGCCTGGGCCGTCTGCATGATCTGCCGCACCGTAATCAGCACCTTGTGCTGCAGGGATTCCGACTGCTCCGTGATTTCCGCCATAATGGCCCGGATATGTACCGGCCGCACTTCCTGCAGCTCCATGCAGCCAATGTGCTGCATGATGTGCAGATTGTAGGCATCCCGGTACATTTTGGTGGTGGCCGGCCGCAGCCCCTGCTTATAAGAGCGCAGCCAGATCTTGGCCCACTCGCCCACCAGGGTGTGGTCCCCCACTTCCAGCCCCGCTTCATCCTGCGCCTGCACGGAGCGCACCGCGGCTTTCAGTTCCGCTTCGGTGCGGCCGTACACGAGCCGCGTTTTGCCGTTGGACAAGGTAATCCGCTTCTGGTAGCGGCCATCCGCACGGCGCTTTAATGTTTGTTTGGGCATAAAAATACACCTCCAAGGTATGGGTTGTAAGCTGCGGGGTTTGGCGCGTGGGGCCACAGCCGCGCAAGCGGATGGGGAGCGCCAAACGCAGGCCACGCGTGGCCTGTGACCGCACAAGGCGGTTTCGCCGCAGGCGAAATTACAAGCATTGCTTGTAAAGCCTGCCCGGAGGTGGTATAATCCAAGTGTGGTAGGTTGGACTATGCCTTTGGGCAAGCTGATCTATGGAAACGCTCTCGGTGCGCCAACACCGGGGGCGTTTTTATTTTGTTCGGGCTTTATCTGGCCACAAAATACGGGTTCGGCTTCATCAAAATCAGAATGATATCAACAATCCAGCCAATGCCAAACAGGCCAATGGTGAGCAGATACAGGATTCCCATGCCGATGCGCCCTTCATAGAATTTATGCGCACCGAAATACCCCAGGAACAGGCACAGGAAAAATGCCGTCCACTTATTGCAGTATTTTCCGCGCACCGCAGTTCTGACGCCTACCGATGCACTGGCGGCTGCCGATGCGCTGGAATTATTGTTATTGACAATATTGATCTGCTTATCCTGCGGCAGCTCCCCTGCCTGTTTGCCGCACTTGGGGCAGATGATGCAGTCGGCATCAATGCGTTCCCCGCAGTGCGGGCAATACTTGCGCTTTACCAGCTCCTGTCCACATTCCGGGCACACACTGGCATTTACATCAACAGCCGCACCGCAATGCGGGCAATGATTTACAGGTTCCATGATTGTGTTCCTCCCTTATTTATTGGTTAAAGTCTACTCCCCTGCACTGCGTCCAGTAGTGCAGGGCTTTTTTTATGTAGTCTTCGTCCAGGTCAAAATATTCTGCCAACTGCCAGGGTTCTGTGTAGCCTGCCCGCATGGCTGTACGGATTTCTTCCGGCGGCAGACAGCGGCGGAACGCGTCCGCATCGGCGCGGTATTCGTTCTGCTCCACCAGCTGGAACGGGCTGTTTACCTTATGCAGTGCGCCTGTGTGCAGGTGGCCTGATTCATGCAGCATGGCGGTGCGAATCTGGCGCACGGTATGTAACCGGGAAAAATTAAGCCCAACCGCATATGCTCCATGATACCGCACCGTCGTAGCAGCTGCCGGAAGCCTATCAAATGGTATGACATCCACATCATGAACCCGACAATAGCTATAAAATTCTGACGTACTAAACATCAAACGCCTTTCTCGCGACGTTTTCTTCGGGCATCCATAAGATCGAGGAAGTCGCGCATATCTTCTTTTTCTTCCTCGGTCAACTGCTTATAACGATTATAAAATGCTATGTCGGCGTCATCAAGTTTGTCATGTTCGCTGGTAAGGTCAGACATCTGAATACCAAGCCAATCCGCCATACGCTGCATTTTGTCAACACGAGGATACTTTTTCCCGTTACACCAGTCCGAAACAGTAGAGCTGGAGCAGTTCATGTAAGTTGCAAGGTCAAGCTGAGTATATCCTTTGCTATTAAGGTACGCTTTTAGATTTTCAGCGAAAACCATTTTGGCGTTGTCACTCATAAAATCAACTCCTCATGTCGTCATTATACGCTAAAAGCAAAACAAAATCAATATTTTGCAAAAATATTTTCGCTTTTAGCTTGACATATCGCTTTAAGCGAGTATAATGATTTATAGAACGGAGGTGATCCAAAATATGCAGACCCAAAAATTCCCAAAAATTTCTCTTGCAGCTGCGCGTGTAAACGCAGGATTAAACCAGCAGGAAGCAGCCAAAGCGCTGGGTGTCAGCGTTGCTACGCTGCAAAATTACGAATCTGGGAAAACCGTACCTCAATGGGGGACTGTACAGAAGATTGAACGCGTGTACAAATTCCCGGCAGATTTTATTTTTTTATCCGCACATTCGCTTTAAGCGAACGATGAGCAAATTCCGCAGCCCTACCCTGGCAACAGCAGCTAAGATTGCCGACCACTTCGGCGTCCGCATTGATGACCTTGTGGAGCATTCCTAGCAGCTACAACCATTCTACCACAACCCCTGTCCCATAGTCCGGACTTTGAACCGGAAGGGCTGGAAATTTTTAGGAGGTGACCCCATGAACAATGAAAAAAGCCCCCAGCCTGATTGTCAAGGTCAGGCAGGGGCAGAAATCAAGCGATTAAAGCGCAGTGTTTCAATTCTGAGTATCTGCTGTTTCGTTCAGGCTCTCACACTTTGGAGTATTTTCTGGAAGATTGAAAAGATCATCGGATGTATCGAAGCTATTGCACGCGCCCTCAGTATACTTGTTGATTTCCACTTCTGAAGGAATTCCGTTATCCATTTTTTCAATGATTGAGGATAGCGCGTTTTCTACAAACTCCTCGTGCTTATTCGGAAGTACATCCTGAGCGACATCCCTTATAAGCGCTATAAGGCAAAGCACAAACGAAAGGATTTCGAGCACGTCGTGCCATAAGATCTTATCCCCTGGCTTTTTGGCCGATTCGATTTTTTGTTCAACGGTAGATATAACGTCATCAGTAAAAATCGGCTGAACATCTTCGAGAATCTCTGTTGCGGTGCTAACGGGAACAAGGTCATCCGCTTCATGCTGCGTTTGTAAAATGTCCGAAAAGCTTTGCATTGCTGCTGCAACCTGTACCAGCAATGCGTCCACATTCTCATTTTTCCAAATTTCTGCAGGCTCTTGGGCAAAACGTTCCAAGGCCGGCGCCAAAAATTCGCTCGCTTTTTGCATCTGCAGTTCCAGTGCTTGCATCTTATCCGTAAGCCGCTGCAAAGATTCCATCGCACTATTGGGGTACACCGGGTACAGCCTGGAAAGTTCCCCCATCTTTTCTGCAAACATACAGAGTGCATTTGCCAGCGCCTGTACATTGCTATCTGTTACAACAAGGCTATTAGTTTCCATTCTTTTCCCCCTCTCTTCTCTCATTCTACACAGTTGAAACAGAACAAATAACGAATATTTTCAAAGGAGGTCTTTCCCATGACCACCGAAAAAACTTCCCCCTCTTTTTGTCCCACCATCACAGCCCAGACCAAGGACGGTGCCACGGTTGAGATTGGAAGCATCGCTCCCGATTTCAGCGTCAAGATTTTCCCCGGCGTCAACTTTGCTGACCTGGCCCACAATGCCATCCTGGGATCCGAGAACATGCACATTACAACCGGGTGCATTGATTTGCGGAAATTCAGATCCGAGCTTGATAAATGACCGTGTTTACAGTCGGATCACGTTCTGCCTGCGCTTTGATCACAGCTTTCATGCCATTTTCAATCGCCGCAGTAAATGCTTGTCCTTTTGCCAACCGTGCCCCCACCTGTTCTTCAAGGCTGATTGGCGCTTTATCGTGAAGGATATCAAAGGCCGCATCATCTTTGCTGGTCATATGTTGCACTCTTACTCTTCCAGTCAAGTCAACCGTTCCAACTGCCATACCGCCCGCGGCCGCACGCCCCACAGCAATAAATTGTGCATTCAGGCGCGGCTTCCCAATTCTTTTGCTTGTCATGATCGCTTGCAAAATTCCAAGGGCATCATCTACCGTTACATTTTTGATGTTCGGGCAAATGGCCTTAAAATCCTGCATGGCTTCCATGGCCGATTCGTATCCCTTGGTGTACCCAATGTAAAGACCTTCGTTGATCATTTGAAATTTAGGAAGATCTTCCCGTATTACGGATTTATCAGCTGCGCTGCATTGCCGCCCATCGCTCATGATCCAGGCATGATTTCCCGTAACTGCACCGATTACAATACTCATTCTTTTCATCCTCTCTTATCGTAAGATTTCTATTTTTTATGGCATTTCTGCCATACATACCAAAGGAGGTGACCCCCCATGTTTCCCAATCTTTTTATTGAGCTCAAGCGCAGCAAATCCACCCAGCAGCAGCTGGCAGAGCGCATTGGTATCTCACACAGTTCCTTGCAGAACAAACTCCAAGGGCGGACGCAATTCACCCTGAAAGAGATGCGCGACATCCAGGCTGTTTTTGCGGATTGTTCACTTGACTATCTTTTTTCAGAGTACGGCAGCAAGCGCAGTCTACCATGATTTCCTTTTTTTGCCATCACGTTATTGAGAAGAATATCATGATTCTGGCAATTTGTCAAACATTTTGATGGTTACATTTTGGTTACTTAAATTTCGCATCTATGCAATTTATCTCAGAATCACTTCAAATGCGCCAGAATAACCCAGAATCACTCAGAATGAACTATGACATTTTTTATGAAAGGAGAAATTACCATGACCCTCTACACCGCCGAGCGCCTGGCTGAGATGCTGGGCGTGCAAAAATCCACCGTACAGCAGCTTGTGCGTGCCGGGGAGTTTGGCCCCACGGTCAACGTGGCACGCAAACACCTGGTGACCGAAGACGGCCTGGCCGAGTTCATTGCGCGCCGCACTGGCCCCGCGCACAGCGGCCTTGCCCCCGCACCGCAAACCAACTATCACCACCGGCACAGCGACCGCGACCCTGGGCCGATCTGAAAGGAGAACGACAATGCCCCAAACAAAAACAGCCGCCCCGGTGCTGCAACACCGGAACGGCCAGACGAAAAAATTCATCACTTGTATTCTACCCCACCTTGCCCGCGTTTGCAAGGTCTGCGCCAATTTTGCTTTGCTTGGCTGCGGGCTGGGCGCGCTGTGCGCCGTGGCCGCCCTGGCCCAGGGCGGAGGGGCGGCTGCAATGGCAGGGCTGGCTGGCTGCCTGCTGGGTGGCTGGGCCGCGATCACGCTGCGGGAGGTGGCGACATGCGCGGAATCGTGATTGACCCCGGCGCAAAGCCGGAACTTTACCGCCTGCCGGACACCCTGCAGGAACTGCAGCGCTTTATGGGCGGGTACGCGCAGCGCTGCCCGATCAGCAACCGGTTTGCCGCGCTGTTTTATCTGCCGCAGGCCGGGCAAAGCCTGCCGACCCGGCATTACAATGGCCGCTGGTTTTATGGGCGGCTCTGCCTTGTGGGCTGGCGCAACGCCCGCATGACGGACCTTCCCATGCCGCTGGCCGAAGAACTGCTGCAAAAATTCACCCCTGTGGAGGTAACGCCATGAACGAGTATGACGCCATCCGCGCTGCCTTTGCCCACAACCGCAAGGACGCCGAACTGCTGTTGCATGAAACCGTGCGCGGCATTCTGGCCGAGGCAACGAGCAACAAGGTCAAACAACTGGAAAAGATCAGCCTGTGCTACAGCGCCGCGGACACCGGCGCCGCCCAGCGCAAAGCACTGATCGACATGGAGGTAGAAGGTTGACAGACTACATGATCTGCCAGAACCAGGACAACCACCTGCTGTACGCCTTAAAGCACGGCAGATTCTGGTTCTGGGACAAACACCAAAACAAATGGGTGCCCAGCGATTTTGCCGCCCAGCAGTACGCCAAGGCCCTGACCGAAGAGCCCGACCTGGCGCAGGAGGACTGGCTGGGGGGATGCTTCGGCATCCTGATGGATGACTACGAGGTGCCGGACGCTGTGGTAAAAGCCCTGCGCGCGCTGTCCAACAAGGAGGAACCACCATGCAAAGTGAACACGACTGCCCCGAATGCGGATGCTGCTGTGACTACGGCCGCCCCTGCTGCCACGTTGGCGGAGGAAACATCGACCACCCAGGCGGATGCAAACAGCTGCCCGCCGGACCCCTGCTCCCCTGCGGATGCTTCCGGTGCAATGTCAAACCCGTCCGGTGCGGAAACTGCCTGTTCGGCTCCGGCGTTTGATTACAGCGGGCTGGATGAGCAAACCGTTACCGACCTGCACCTGGCCGAACAGACGTACACATCGGGGCGTAAACTGGCCGAAATGGGCCTGCGCCGCATGGCTGACGGCGTTTCAATCGCGCATGACGCGCTGTGCGGCGGAGTTGTCCACAAGATGGACAACTCAAAGCATGGGAACCGCGGTGAAGATACTTTCCGCCGCTGGTGCGAAAGCATAGGCGTGGGAAAATCTACCGCATACAAGCTGCTTCAGGTTGCTGCCCTGTTCGATTCCAGCAGCCCCCGCCAGCAGCAAGTGCTGGAAGAGCTTTCCCCTTCTTTATTATATGCCGCCGCCAAACCCAGCGCCCCCGCCGACCTGGTGCAGGCCGTCAAATCCGGCGACATTACCACCCACAAGCAATACCAGGATTTGCTGAAAGAAAACCAGCAGCTGCGCGCCGACCGGGTGAACGCCCTCAACGCCGCAGCCGCCGCCGAAGCCGCCCGCGATGCCGCCCTGGCCGATGTTGACGGCCTGCATGAGCAGAACCGCCAGCTGCAAGCCGCCGCCACCGGTGCCCAGGAAAGCTACCGCACCGCCCACAAAAACGAAGATTCCGCCCTGCGCCGCGCCACCGAAGCCGAGCAGCGGGCAAAGGAAGCGGAAAAGCAGCTGGCCGGTGCCCGCCAGGTTGCCGATGCCGCCCGGATGCGTGCCGACAAATACCAGCGGGAAGCCGAAGCCGCCAAAGCGCAGCCGGTGGCCGCCGCTGTGGACGAGGATGAGATCAACCGCCGTGCCCACACCCTGGCCGATGAACTGACCGCCCCTTTGCGCAGCGAGCTGGAAACCGCCAAAGCTGCCGCCGCCACACCGGAACAAATCGAGCTGGACACCCGCAACGCCTATGACAGCCTGCTGCTGGCCGGGCGCGCCATGCAGAACGCCTGGAAGTCCGTCAAGCCGCAGCTGGCCAAGTTGCCGCCGGACACCCGCGCCGGGGCCATCAACCAGCTGACCAACACCCTGACTGAAATTCAAACGGAGGCAATAAAATGTCTGTAAAAATCACGGCTCTGGAAGCCGAAAACGTAAAACGCATCAAGGCGGTTGCCCTCACGCCCTCCCCCACCGGGCTGACCATTGTGGGCGGCAACAACAACCAGGGCAAAACCAGTGTGCTGGATGCCCTGGCCTGGGCCCTGGGCGGCGAGAAGTTCCGCCCTACCGCCGCTGTGCGGGACGGTGCCCTTGCCCCGCCCCACCTGAAAGTGATCCTGTCTAACGGCGTTGTGGTGGAGCGCAAGGGCAAAAACAGCAGCCTGACCGTGACGGACCCCACCGGCCAGCGCAGCGGCCAGCAGCTGCTGAACGCTTTTGTGGAGCCGCTGGCGCTGGACCTGCCCCGCTTTATGCAGGCCAGCGATAAAGACAAGGCCGACACCCTGCTGAACATCATCGGCGTGGGGGATGCTTTGACCGGCCTGGACCGGGAGATCAAAGCCCTGTACGACCGCCGCACCGTGATCGGCCAGATCGGCGCCCAGAAACGCCACGCCGCCGAAGAGCTGACCGAATACCCGGACGCCCCGTCCGAACCCGTTAGTGCCATTGAGCTGATCCAACAGCAGCAGGAGATTTTGCTCCATAACGCCGACAACCAGCGCAAGCGCGACCGCCTGACCGAGATTACCCACGCCAAGCACCGCGCCATGGATGAGCTGACCCGCCTGGACGAGCAGCTCAAAAACCTGCAGGAGCGCCGCAGCCAGCTGATGGAGGAATACAATGCCGCCTGCGTGCAGGAGGAAGCCGCTACCAAGACCGTGGCCCAGCTGCAGGATGAATCCACCGCCGAGCTTGAGCAGAGCATCCGCAATGTGGAGGAGATCAACCGGCAGGTATCCGCCAACCTGGCAAAATCCAAGGCTCAGGACGAAGCCGAGCGCTATGCGCAGGAATACACCGCCCTGACGGAGCAGATCAAGGCAAAGCGCACCGCCCGCATGGACCTGCTGAACGGCGCAGACCTGCCCCTGACCGGCCTGGGTGTGGAGGACGGCAGCCTGACTTACAACGGCAAACACTGGCAGGACATGAGCGGCAGCGACCAGCTGCGGGTGGCCACCGCCATTGTGCGCCGCCTGAACCCCGACTGCGGCTTTGTGCTGCTGGACAAGCTGGAACAGATGGACCTTGCCACCCTGGCGGAGTTCGGCAGCTGGCTGCAGGCCGAAGGATTACAGGCCATCGCCACCCGCGTTTCGACCGGCGGGGAGTGCCAGATCATCATTGAGGATGGCAGGGTAAAAGACGCCGAGGAACCACCCGCCCCCAAAGCATGGACGAAAGGAGCGTTCTGAAATGAGCAAATACGCAATCACATCCGGCACCATTGCCGCGCCGGTCAAAACCGTTCTGTACGGGCCGGAGGGCATCGGCAAAAGCACGTTTGCCGCCCAGTTCCCCGCCCCGGTATTCATTGACACCGAGGGCGGCACCAAGCGGCTGAACGTTGCCCGCCTGCCCGCGCCCACCAGCTGGGCCATGCTGCTGGATGAAGTTGCCGAGGTCAGCCGCGGCAATGTGCCCTGCGGCACCCTGGTGATCGACACCGCCGACTGGGCCGAACGGCTCTGCATTGACGCCGTCTGCGCCCGCGCCAAGGTCAAGGGCATTGAGGATTTCGGGTACGGCAAGGGCTATACTTACGCGAAAGAAGAGTTCGGCAAGCTGCTGGATGCCCTGGAAGAGGTGCTGAACACCGGGCACAACGTGGTGGTTCTGGCCCATGCTGCCATCACAAAGTTTGAGCAGCCCGATGCCGTTGGCAACTATGACCGCTGGACCATGAAAACCAGCAAACAGGTAGCCCCTCTGCTGCGGGAATGGTGCGACATGCTGCTGTTTGCCAACTACAAAACCGTGGTAGAAAAGGCCGGCAGTGCCCCCAACGCCAAGAACAAGGCCAGCGGCGGGCGGCGGGTTCTCTACACCAGCCACCACCCCTGCTGGGATGCCAAAAACCGCTTTGGTCTGCCGGAAGAACTGCCCTTTGAGTATGCCAGCATCGCCGCCTGCATCCCGGACCCGCACCCCGGCGCAGCCCCCGCGCCGCGCCCCATCATGGCAGAGGATGCCCCCGCCCCCAAGCCTGCACCGGTGCCGGTTCCCGCTGCACCTGCTGCACCGCCTGCCGTGCCTGCCGGGATCTCCGCCAGTGATCTGCAGGCGCAGGGCGTGCCGACCGCCCTTGCCCAGCTGATGGCCGCCAATAATGTGACCCCGGAGGAACTGCAGACCGTGGTCGGCCAGCGCGGGTACTTTCCCGCCGATATGCCGGTCAAGGATTACCCGGCTGATTTCGTCAGCGGCTGCCTGGTGGCCGCCTGGCCCCAGGTGCTGGAGATGATCTGCACCAACCGCGATGTACCGTTTTAACAAATACAAAGGAGATTTACCCATGGCTGAATATATGAACAACATGCCGGATGCTGCCCTGGACTGGGACAGCGAGGTTACCAACGAACAGCGGGAATTTGTGCTGCTGCCTGCGGGCGATTACCTGTTTACCGTGCAGAGCTTTGAGCGTGCCCGCTATGAGGGCAGCGCCAAGCTGCCGCCCTGCAGCATGGCCAAGCTGACCATTACCATCCATGGCGGCGACAAAGGCGAAACCACCGTCACCCACCGCCTGTACCTGCACACCAAGACCCAGGGCCTGCTGGGCGCTTTTTTTGAGAGCATCGGCCAGTGCAAGCGCGGCGAGACGTTCCGCCCCCGCTGGAACGAAATTGTCGGTGCGCAGGGCATGTGCCGCCTGGGCGTGCGGGAATACACCAAGCAGAGCGGCCCCCACGCCGGTGAGACCGGGCAGGCCAACGAGATCGAAAAGTTCCTGCCCCGCCCCGAACCCACCGCCGCCCCCAGCACCGGGTGGAAACAGGGAGCTTTTTAA